CTGACACCGCCACCTTCCGCAACGTCACGCTAGAGGAGTGGGAAGCGCGACAGCCCCGGCGTGCCTGTTGCCGCGTCCAGTGGCCATTCTTCTATCGATGGGCGCTGTTCCGCATGTGGCTGTGGAAGAGGATGCGCGGACCAGATGGCGGAGGATAGTGCCACCTTCAGGGCAACCTTGCCGCCTATCCTGTCGGCGATCCGCATGGCAGGCGATGGCGGGATGCGGCTGATGTTCGACATTGACGAATCAGGAATGCCCGAGGCGCTGAAGCTGCTGATGTGGAAGGGGCGAGTGTTGGTGGTAACGATAGGGCCGGAGCAAGATGCAGGACAAGGCGAGTCAAGAAAAATCAAGTTCTAGCGAGCTGGGGCAAGCCCTGGCAAGATTGTCCACGGATCAGATTCGGTTCGTCGTGGCCAGGCAAGAGTTCTCGACTGACAAGGAAGCGGCCCAGGAGATTGGCGTCAAGCCCGATACGGTCTACCAGTGGAAGCACAAGGGCGTACCTATTGATGAAGCGGTACGGCTCATGGCTGCCGATGGCGTGGTAGTAGCGATGGAGCTGCGCCGTCGCAATCTAGCCAAGGCGATGGCCGTCAAGGTGGCTGGGCTGGACAGTGGCAAGGAACAGATGCGCCAGAATGTCGCAACCGAAATCATCGAATGGGAGATGGGCAAGCCGATGCAGAAGCAGGAAATCACCGGCAAGGACGGTGGCCCGTTGGAAATCATAGAGCTGACATGGCCCGATGGTCGTACTGCCGAGCCTCCATAATGGCCAACAAGAGGTCTGGGATCATAAGGTCCGTTTCCGCGTCCTGGCCTCGGGTCGTCGCTGGGGCAAGACAATGCTGGGCAGCCTCATGTGCATCGCCACGGCTATGCACGGCGGGCGGGCATGGTGGGTCGCGCCATCCTATCCGGTCGCTGCCGTTGGCTGGCGAGGCATCAAGCAACTGGGCGTACAGCTACCCGGCGTCGAGATTCGGCACGTAGATCGGCTCATTACTCTACCGAGCGGCGGGACGGTGCAGGTCCGTTCTGCCGACAATCCAGATAGCCTGCGCGGTGAGGGGTTGAACTTTGTCGTACTCGATGAGTGCGCGTTCACCAAAGAGAGCGCCTGGACGGAGGCACTACGGCCAGCCCTGTCCGACCGGCAGGGGCGGGCGCTGTTCATTTCGACGCCCAAGGGACGGAACTGGTTCTGGCGGCTCTGGACATTGGGCAACAGTGGCGAGGCGGATGACTGGCGCTCGTGGCAGTTCCCGACAGGAACAAACCCGTTTATCCCGGCCGGAGAGATTGACGCAGCCCAGACCGGCCTACCAGGGCGCATCTTTCGACAGGAATACCTCGCCGAATTCATCGACGACGCCGGCGGAATCTTTCGCCGTGTCATGGCTGCCGCCACCGTCGAACCGCAGGATGGACGCGCCACCGTTACCAACGAGCGAGGCGAGATTGAGGACGCGAACCACGAGTACACGTTCGGCGTGGACTGGGGCAAGCACAACGACTTCACCGCCATCGCCATACTGGACGCGACGGACAAGCAGCTCGTGGCACTGGACCGGTTCAACCAGATTGACTACCACACGCAGGTCGGGCGGCTGATGGCGCTGGCCGAACGGTTCCGGCCTTCGACTATCATCGCCGAGCGCAACAGCATGGGGGAGCCGTTAGTGGAGCAATTACAGCGCGAGGGATTGCCGGTGCAGCCGTTCACCACGACGAACGCGAGCAAGCAGCAGGCCATCGACGCGCTGGCGCTGGCGTTTGAGAGGGCGGACATTGCCATTATTCCTGACCCGGTGCTCATCGGTGAATTGCAGGCGTTCGAGGCGAAGCGGCTACCGTCGGGCCTGTTGCGGTACGAGGCGCCGGCGGGCTTGCATGACGATACGGTGATGGCCCTGGCGCTGGCCTGGCAGGGGCACGACTCGGGCTTCACCTGGGGCTTTATCTAGTGGGGGCGCAACCCTGAAAGGAGTGCGGAGGTGATAACCATTGACGACATCATCGACGAATCATGGGTATACATGAAGCGGACTGGAATGAAGCCGCAAAGCGTGGCAATGAATGTAGATCGCTACCGCCATGTGATGCGATTGCGAGATGGGGATGGGGCATACTTCATGCACCAGCTTGGTGACGGAACCCACTCGCTGCTCGGCGTTCCCGTTGTGATAGATGACAGCATGGCTGGCGTCAAGTTTAGTGGTGAAGCCGCCGGCAAGTGGATCTGTGACTATTGTAGCGCCACTCTCCAAAATGGCAACGCGCAATGTACCCAGTGCGGCGGCTGGAAGTAGCAACCCGAAAGGAGTGCGGAATGACGAATGAACAGTTGGCGCTATTGTTGGAAGAGTACAGATTATCAGTCAAGGGGGCCGCGAGCACTGTCGCCCGTGGGGATACTCAACTGGCGCTGGATGTACTCAAGTTGACAGACAACAGATTCCGGGAGGCCATAGATACATTGCTGGGCCTTCACAGGATTTAACGCTTTCGGCTTATTGGCATACAGCCTGAAAGCATCGGAGCACTAATGCCATTTTACGACACGTGGCTTGACAGGCAGGTCGCCCGCCTCGGCTATCAGAAAGCGCAGCCGCGACGGGTGGACATTTCGACGCTGCACGCCGGCGAAGCGCCGCTGCTGGAAGGCGACTCGTGGAATAGCATGACGCAGGACGATTGGGAGCGGCTGGCTATTACATCGTCCTGGGTGTATAGCGACATCGACCTGATTGCCAAAGAAGGCGCGCGCGCGAAGCTGGAAATGCACGAGCGGAAGGGCGAAGACCTGACGGCCATACCGGACCATGAATTTGAACAGTTGATGCGCCGGCCCAACCCGTTCATGTCGAACTCGTTCCTGAAACGGTACACGCTGTCCTGGTGGCTGCTGCGTGGGGAAGCCTACTGGTGGCTGGTGCCGGACCAGGGGGGCGGCCTGGCGCAAATCTGGCCGGTGCCATCGAGCCGGATGCGGCCCATTCCCGACAAGGCGGAGTACATCAGCGCCTACGGCTACACGTCAAAGCATGGCGAACCCGAGGTGCGTATCCCGGTCAACCAGGTCTGCTTTTTCAGGTTGCCGAATCCGTTTGACTTCCATCGAGGACTGTCACCACTGACGGCCTACAGCATGGCCCTGAAGACCGACAAGGGCGCGCAGAAGTGGAACCAGGACACGTTCAAGGATGGCGTGCCGTTCCGCACCATCCTGAGTGTGCCCGAGAACATGAGTACGCCCAACTATGAGCGGCTGAAACAGGAGGTCTACGACGAGTTCGAGGAGCGCAAGCGGATGCTGCTCGTGCGCGGTGGCGACCTGAATGCCAACGAGCTGGGCCTGAGCAACAAGGACATGGAGTTCCTGGCCGGCCGGGAGTTCACCCGCGAGGAGATCGACCGTGTGTTCGGCGTGCCGGCTGGCTTCTGGGCCAAGGAGGCGACACGGGCCAACACCGAGGGCGCCCGGTCCATCCTCATCGAGCTGGCCGTGTGGCCGCTGTTGCAAATGATGGCCGAAGAGGTGGACGCCCAGGTCGTCAGACGCTACTACGAGGAGAACATCACCGTCCAGCCCGAGGACATCCGCCCGCGTGATAGGGCGCTGCTGGTGACAGAACGCACGCAATACTGGCAGGTGCAGACCGTCGACGAGGCGCGGGAGGAGTTGGGCCTGGCACCGCTAGAGGACAAGGAGCTGGGGGCGAAGCTGGTGCCGCTGGCCGTCAAGGGAGCGCCAGCCGTGCCATTCGGGGGCGTGAACCCGCTTGAGAAGGAACCGGAAGCCGAAGAGGACGAGGAGCCTGAGAAACCCGAGGAGCTGGAGAAAGACGCCAAGGCCGACCTGCGCCGGTGGAAGTCGGTGGCGTTGCGGAGGCTGAAAGCCAACGAGAACCCAGGCGAGTACGAGTTTGAGAGCGACTGCATCCCCGCCGACGTGGCCCGCCAGGTGAAGGCGATGCTCGATGGGGCTGGCTCCGAGGATGAGGTCAAGGCGGCATTTGCCGCTTCTGAGCGGACGGAGCAGGCGGTGGCCCAGGCTGAAGAGTCTGCCATGCTGGCACAGATCCGCGAGTGGTACGGTAGGGCTAACGACATGGTTGACGGGGCCGATGCCGTAAAAAAAAAGAGCCACCCAGCCGGACAGCCGTAAGGCAGGAAGTCCAGCGGAAGATTCAACCGATTCTAGCACGTTACCAGAAGAAGATTGCAGCAGCCATCAATAGCGGAAGCGCGACCGACGCCATCCTCCAGGGACTGTTCGACGAACTGAGGGCAGCACTGGGGCCGGAACTGGCGGGCATCATGACGCAGCGCAGCCTGGAGTTGACAGCCGAAACGGGCATCACATTCGACGCGGCGGTCATCAGCGAAGAGGCGCTGGGGTGGGCCAGGCAGTACAACTACGAACTGGTGACAGGGCTGACGGACACCACACGCAAGCTGGTACAGCAGTCGGTGAGTACCTTCGTCGAAACACCAGGCATGACGCGGGGCGACCTGGAAAGCCTACTAGCGCCCGCATTCGGTGAGAACCGCGCCAGCATGATCGCGGTGACGGAGGTCACGCGGGCGTACAGCCAGGCTACCACGCAGCACCAGCAGATGCTAAAGGACGAGTACGGCCTGGAGATGCGGAAGGTTTGGCAGACAAGGCGCGATGATTTGACCTGTCTTATTTGCGGTCCGCTCCACGGTATGCCAGAGGATGACTGGCCGGCGAACCTGAAAGGTGGCCCGCCGGCACACGTAAATTGCAGGTGCGGAGACTCGCTGACATCCGATGACGCCGAGACGGTTCGGCAGGAGGCACTAGCCGGCCAGACGGCGCGGGAGAAGCTGCTGAGGGAGAAGGTGGCGGGGGAGAAGGTGCCAGTCCGGCCCAAAGAGCCGATGGGGGCCAGGCTAGAATATGAACCAACGCCGAAGAAACTGTCGGAGGCATGGACCACCGGGCAGAAGGCCATAGAAAAAGGGGCAGGGCGGCTGGGAATAGAGCCATCTGAACTTGAGGCAGCGATACGAGAACGGCTAGACACAGATTTGCAGAACCCCATCGCAATCAGGCGCGGCGTAAGAGGAGCGACATCTGTTCTGCAAGAAGGCAGATTCAAAACTCAATTTGAGACGGGTACATCTGGCGGCGCATTCGCGCCAGAATATAGAGCCAAGGGAGAGAATGGCGGACTCGGAATACCGATGAATGTGGAACCAGGGCGCCGGCCCGTTTATGGCTATGTGGCCACAGATACACATGGGGCTTCGGGTTATGGCGGAATAGAGTTTGAGCTGCGAAACGAAGTAAAGGCACGGACCACGATAACCCTGGGCGATTCGTTGATTGGCTTCGGTTCTGAATATGATGGGCAGCAGCTAGTAGGAACGCCGATTTCGGAGCCGAATCAGGAAGGCTGGGACGGTAGCGTTGAATTATATCATGATGAGGGTGTACGGGGCATACTCTACATCGAGGCGCAAATTCAAGGGGGCGTCAGCCTGGAGGATGTATCGCGCATCATCGTACATTCGCAAAACCCCGACCTTGAATTCCCTGGTTTGCTTGAACTCATTAAGAAGCGCGGGATC